TCACGGCTGTTTTTAATTTAGAGCCGGGATTTAATCTTCGGTATGCTTTGACACCGGCTCGTGTCATACCTGCTCCAGACTTTGTAGGTCTGAAATTTTTTTTATTTCTAGGTGGCATAGTGCCTTTTGAATAATCTTTTCTCATTACATCATTCCCATTCTTTGTCTTTTCATCATGAAACCACCACCCATGGCTTTTTTTCTTTTTGCAAATGTTGGAACGTTTGTTGGTTTACCACCTACACCTTGTGCTTTACTTCTTTTTCTTGCAACGGCACTCCGTCTCTGGGATTCTGTCATGCTTGCCGCTTTGGCAGCAGGGACGCACTTTGGATACTTTCTTTTTGACCCACTCGCAGATTTTCTTCCACATTTTTTAAAACCTCCGCCTTTTTTCTTAGCGCCAATATCGACCCAATCTTGCTTGAACCACTCTTTTAAACCAGCCATGGCATTAAGAATTCTTTCCGATAGCTTCTCTATTTTGCCCTTTTATAGCTATCTTGCAAACTCTACCGCCTTTACCTAAACCTTGTCGTCTTAGTTTTTCAGCTGCCTCTGCAACTCCACCACCTGCTTTATAAATTCTACCACCCATAGCTTTACTAGGTTTAGGTCCTCTAAAATCTTTTCGTTTTACTCCAGAGGGATCTTTAATTTTACCTGCACAAATCTTACTAGCATAGGCATTAGCATATGCTGACGGATACACTTTAAATTTTCTTTTCGCTGCGGCTTTACCTCTAGGACATAGTTTAGTCATTATCTTTTTCTCGCTGTTTGTTTTGCTCTTGCAAAGTTAGCTGCAGTCGGTGCACCTTTCGCACCTTTCTTACGCATTTTACCACCACGTTTTCTTTTAGCGTGGATGTTTGCGTATAGACCTGGACGAGCCATTACTTAACTTTGCCGCCTTTTTTCATAAATCCCATTTTATTTCTAACTTTAGTTGGTAACTTAGCTAGACCTGGATTTTTTTTAGCGTCAACTTTTTTTAATTTTTTCTTTTTACTTCCAAAAGTTTTTTCTATTTTTTTGACGTTACCACCTACATTCATCATAGGCTTTTTCATCATCATTCCACCACCCATTTTACCAGCTCTACCGCCAGCTTTGAATGCAGGAACTTGTTTATTAAATCTTTTGTTTGGCATTATTTTTTTCCTCCGTTTCTAAAAATTTGTGTACCCTTTATACCATAAATACTCGCTACGACAAGGATCCAAAGATTAGTGAACCATGACGGGAGCTGCGAGAACATTTCAAAAAACAATTTTACCTTATCCATCGCTGTTGGGTCGTCCGATATGACTGCGTAGGCGAGCACCAACACGGGCAAACTGAGAATTATCAAAACTGCCTCGTCCTTCCAGTCTGATTGTCGGGCCTCTAGCAATTTACCCTGGTAAGCTTCTTCTCCTTTGGCCATACGTTCTGCATGCATCAGTTGTGCATCAGACATCGCCATTTTCGTTCTCTGCTTATTGGCGTAAATCTTACTTCCAGCAGAAACGGCTAGTTTAATTGCCGATAACCACATAATTAATACGCTTTAGAGTTTCTTTTTTTCTCTGCTAACATTCTTTTCTGACCGCCAACTGGCATTTCAGGTTTTCCTGTAGCAATATAGTTAAAAGCTTGGTCAGCAGTTGTTTTAGATCTAGGATCTACCTCAATACTTTGCTCTGCAACCTTAACTTCTTTTATTTTGTCTAGTTTTTGCATTTATGCTCCTTTTTTTACTCCTTTTATAACACCTTTGTTCTTAGATGCATAGAATATCTTTTCACCTTGTTTTTTTCCGTACTGTTTCTTCATGGATTTCATAATTTTTTTACCTTTTTTGTTTAATGGCATTAATTATCCTCCACTACAACAGCTGCTTGTTGTACTCCAGTCTTTGCAAGACTAACTCCAGCACGTAATTTAGCTAATTCTTCGTTTTGATCCATTTTATCTTCAGCTAACTCTCTAGCTTGCATTAATTTTGCTCTATTTAGGTCTTGATTTGCTTGATCAGCGTCTTTTTTACGTTGATTTTCCATCGCTCGAAGGTCAACTTCACGTGATTTTAGTTTTAAAAGCGGATCTGCATCAAATTGTGATGTAATTTCTTTTTCTTCCTTAGCAAAATCTGCTGTTAGCTCTGCAATCAACACAGATTTTCTTGCTTCTAGGTCTTGAGAAATTTTTTGTAGCTGTTGTTGAGCTTGTGGGTCTTGTTGTGCCATCATTTGCATCTGTTGTGCTTGTTGTAATACGTCTGCAAACTCTAATTCTACCTGTTCTTGTGCCATTAGACTAATATGTTCTAAAATATTTTTCTGCATAGCTGCCATAATAGGTGGGTTGTTTCTAACCATGTTGGTTGACATAAAATTTAAGTGAGCTGTGACGTGTGCTCTGTGATCTTGACCACGAAAAGCTTGAAAAGGTTTACCGCCTAAGGCATTAATATGTTCTAACGCAGGATCCATTGGTTGCATTGGAACTGGTGGAGGTAAAACTGCATCTATATTTTTAATACCAAGTGCTTCATACATCTGTCTATACGCAAAATACAAATTATGTAGCTGAGGATTTGATGTTGCAAGTTGTAATTCTGTTTGTGCCATCGTAATTCTTTGTGCCATTGAAAATATATTTGGATCTGCAACAGGTAAAATATCTACCCTTTCATCAAAATCTGCTTGTTTAATTTCTCTTGTAGCACCAACAACATCATATGGATAGACTGGTGGTAGATACGTTTTAAATACTTTTGCAAGTAATTTAAATTCTGTTCTCATTGCAGAATATAATCTTTTGTGAATAGCTGACATAACTCTTGAACCACGTTCTAATAATGCAACTGTTGTTCCAACAGCAGCAGCTTGATTACCATCTCCTACTTGCATATCAGCGATAGCTGCAAATCTTTGTCCTGCACCAACTACAACACCCATTAATTGTAATAATGTTGGCTCTAATACCTCTTTGTTTAAATCCTGCCGGCAGGTTTGATAAAGTACCTGCATCTAACAATTGACGGAGAGCAGCCGTTGCGGTTCTGCTCAATCCGCCAATCATGTGAATTAATCCAAAGCCATAAAATCCTAGACCCGGTAAGAATTTGAAGTGGACAAAATAGTGGATCTTATTTCTCTTTGGATCAGTTGGTTCATAATTACGTCTAATAGATAAAACTTGTTGACTAGCTTCTTCTACGGTAACTATGTAAGGTAATTTAATTCCTGTTGGATTTAACTCATCATCTTTATCTTCAAAACCTTCTAAGTCTAAATTAACATGACACTCCAACAAAGTATAAATATCTTCTTGCTTTCCAGTTTTTTTAGTTCCAGAAAGTTCTCTTTCTTTTTTAGTTAACTCATCGTTTTGATTTACACCTGGTGGTCCAAGTTCTACATCAGAATAAAAACCACCTACTTGTTGTTTTCGTAAATCGTTTTCAGAAATTTTTATTGTGTGGATAATTGATTCCGCATCGTCTAATGAGGTAGCCGTATACGGAACAATTAAATCCTCGGCAGGTATAAATTTACTTACCGCTCTTCCCAACAAATCGTCGTAATAAACTTTTTTAAATGTAGAACCAGCGAGTGGTAAATGAAATAACATCTGGTCAAACTCAGGTTCATACTCTTCCATCTTCTCCATCAACTCGTAGTTCATGTAATCTTTTACACGTTGTGACTGTGCCTCTTTAGCTGGATCAGGTTTACCAACTATCTGTGTTCTAACTGGTCCTTCTGCTGGTAATAATTCTTTGTAAGCTCCCGCTTGAAACTGTGTTACTGCTTCTGCAAGAACAGGGTGTGTTGCACCAGATGCACCTTGAAACGGTTCTGTTCTATTCTCATATTTAAATCCTAAAAGATCTAAACCTTGTATATAAGATTGTTCCCAATCTTTTCTTGATGTTTTATATTCTTTGTAATTACCAACCAGCTCTAGACCAATTGGTTTTAAAACATCTTCTGGTAATAATTCTGCTAGATTATCAAAGTGTCCTGGCTGACCTTCGATGTTTACTTTGCTTGGATCAAAATTTACTTCAA